TGCACCGATACGAGTGACAAGGCACTGTATATAGCCGAACAATTCAGGGACCTTTACCAGGATCACCTTCTGTATTCAGAATAAAACACCAGGATTGTATCAGGCACCGGACCGGATCCTGATATTACTCTTTGAAATATCTCAATGAGGGAAATCCCTTTGTACCACCCTCACTGAGATCGTGTCTTAAATCGCTTTATTTGAAGTCATTTTTCCCGGGAGGACCCGAAAAACAACAAAAACAGGCTTTTCAGCTTATTTACAACACTTTAGCAAAAATCCCCGGGTAAATGCCTGGCAGGGATCCCGGCCTGATCAGCCCGGGGTACCGGTCTCCTGGTATGACACCCGGATCGAAAGGCCCGGGTCCCTCCTATCAAAACAAAAACCCCGGACATAGAATCCGGGGCTTAGAGCTTGTTAATTGAAAAGATCAGCGTTTCTCGATCTCTTCGAGTTCATTTCCCTTTAACCATAGACCGCCTGACATCTTATCGAGTCTTTCCCTTAAATCCTGAGGGAGCTTTTCCCAGTCAGGGCTTTTCCTTAGAGCTTCATATTTGATCTGGCTCTTTATGATATCCCTTGCAACAGCCTTCAATTTTCTCATAACGTTATTGTTCTCTTCCATGGCATTTAATTTTTGTCGGGGTCAATTTTCACGACCGGCCATTCTTTCCGCTGGTAGGTCTCCTGTCTGATTTCATCAAAGCAGTTTGCAAGTTCCCGAATTACAAACAAGATATGAACAAGCCCGTCTGAATCCTCAAATATTCCATGATCCCCTTTTTCAAATGACATTAGGGAGGCTTCTACTATCTCAGTGTGAAGCCGGCGGAGAGTCTCGATCAGAAAATCAATTTCCCCAAACTCGATAAGCCTCCTGAGGGGGGCCATATCATAAGAAACCATGCGCTGATGCGTAATTTCCTTGTTATCCTCTGAAGGAATCATTTCCCTGATGACAAGGATAGCTGATTGTTTTTCATTTTCCATACTGAATCTTTTTAATTTATGGTAACACTAAGGCTCAAAAATGTTTATGTTTTGTACCTTAGCGGCGCATTTAACCGGTACTTGCTACCCCTTAGATTATGCATCGGAAAGTAGAACCCCTCTAAGAAAACAGCTACAAAACCAGTAAGAACGCCACTAAGAGTGCTTGTTTTGCTATTCTTAATATTTCTCAAAGTTAATACATTTATTTGAATTGTTTATATATATTTTGATTTATTTTGTATTTTTCCTGTATCTTTGTTGTGTGGGTACAAAAAATGAGACCTTCAGGTACAAAACAATTGCGCTCTTTTGCACTTCTTTGCACGTAAATATATAAAAGTGTATTAAAAAAAGGTAATGAGTTCTAATATCAGGATAGAAAAAACGTGTGAATGCTGCTTCCGTCCCTTTATCGCAAAAACGACGACAACTAAGTTTTGCAGCGATGATTGCGCAAAGCGAGCTTATAAGGTAAAGATCCGGGAAGAGAAGATACTTAAATCGAAACATTCAGCATATATAAAGAAAGTTGCTCCCATTCAGGAGCTCCAGACTAAGGAGTTTTTAACTGTTCGGGAAGCAGCTGCACTAGTCAGCTGTTCGATACGCTCCATGTATTATTATATCGAGAGCGGACAAATAAGGGCTGCAAATCCATCCTTCAGGATGACCAGGATCCGGAGATCTGAAATTGACAGGTTATTCACTTAAATATAAACAATGGCATCTAAGGTAACATTACGACAAAAGGAACTGAAGGGAAACAAGCTAAGTCTTTACCTGGACTTCTGGCCCCCCGTCACAAACCTTAAAACCGGCAAAAAGACCAGGCGCGAATTTCTGAATAAACATATCTACGCTCCCATCAGGCACAGGGAAAAGAAAACCCGGACCGGTAAGATCCTTATTCCTGTTTACAGTGATTCAAAGATCCTTGATGACCATTGCCGGCTGCACAATGAAAACACCCTGAAGGTGGCTGAAGAAATGCAGCGGCAATGGGAGAACAAACTGAGCAAGCCCGAAATTTACACGCCCTTTGAAAGGGAGCTTTACCGGAAGATCGAGAACGGGAAAAAGAATTTTGTGAAATACTTTGAGGACCAGGCCGAAAAACGAACCGGCGTTAATTATAAAGCCTGGACCGCAGTGCTTAAGTACCTGCAGAGATACACGAAAGGAACTGTAATATTTGCAGACATTAACGACAAGTTTTGTGAGGACTTCCGGGCCGACCTGCTTACGGGCAGCAGCCTGAAGAGCAAGGATGTAAAGCTGTCTGTAAATTCAGCAGCTGCATATTTCAACAAGTTTAAAGCAGCTCTAAGGCAGGCATATAAAGACGGGATCCTGGCCAATGATATCAATGAACGGGTTAAATCCATCAAAGAGGAAGAGCGGTTAAAAGAACACCTTACGCTTGAAGAGCTTAACCGGCTGGCCAGAACAGAGTGCCGGCACCCGCTCCTGAAAAAGGCAGCTCTCTTTGCAGCTGTAACCGGGTTGCGCTTTTCAGATATTCAGAAACTCCAATGGAAGGATATCCAGCATAGTGAAGAGAATGGGTATTATTTGTCAATACAACAAAAGAAAACAAAGGATCCGGTTACAATCAATATTCCTGATCAGGCAATGGGGATCCTGGGATCCCCCGGGGATCCTTCCGCTAATGTTTTTGAAGGGCTTAACTATTCGGCATACGAAAACAAGCACCTTTACCAGTGGATCGGAGCTGCAGGGATAACTAAAAACATAACATTTCATTCATTCCGGCACACTTACGCCACTTTGCACCTCTCCCTGGGAACCGATATTTATACACTTTCAAAATTATTAGGACATAAAAGCCTGAAAACTACAGAGGTTTATGCAAATGTTATAAGCGAAACAAAGCGCGATGCCGCTAAGAGATTTGACAAAAATTTGAACTTTAATTCCGGAGGTGATGAACTGTGATTTTGTTGGGACACTAAAAAGGGTCCGGCCTTCAAGGGATAGTTTTCCTGATGCTGTTACATTCTTGGAACAGGATCTTTATAGTTTGCAGAAAACACTTGATAGGATAATCCCAACAGACAAAAATCCATTTAAAAATTATGCTATTGCTGCATGGAATCAGATTCTTGCTGAGCTGAAATGGATCGAATCTTATTATGAAATTTATACTGCAAAGGATACAAGTGAAAATATTAAGACCCTTACTAAACACTCAAGAGAAGAATTAATGGATGATCTTTCCTACTATAGAGATGTTCTGAATATAGCAAGCGAAGCCCTGGGATCTTTAGCCGAGTATTTGGTTACATATTGGCCCGGCAATTACCGGGATGAAGGAAGTAAAACAATTCTAAAAACACACGGAAGCCGATTCAGTCCTATTATGAAACAGTTTTTCAGTGATTGCGAGTACCTGGAAGAAAATGGATTTAATACGACTGGTAAAAAAACGGTAAAGCATATAGTGATTCTTTATTGGTACGCTAGCCAGGACAAACCTGAATTTATAATTACAAGAGATAACGCAGAAACCATTTCTCGACGGTTTGACTATGGAACAAAAAGTACTCTTTATAAGAATTTTATTGATGCACAGAGGGATATCAAAAACTATGTTTGGCAAAAGCTTAGCTCAGATGAGGGTGATTCGAAGAGAAACCTAAATATGTTAAGAGAAATAAAAAAAGAGCTAGTAAAGTTTCCTAAGGGTCTGGAAATCTGTTGTTCTCATATTCTTGAATTAGAGTTCCATATTAAGAAGAATTTTACATAGTCAAAATAGTAACCTTTTGTAACCTTTTACATCCATTAAGTTCCCGGACCTTTGTATCAAAAGAACAAAGGCCCCAAAATGGACAATCCTTTTGAAGTATTAGAGTCAAGGCTCGATAACATTGAAAAGCTGTTAATCGAGATCAAACAAAACAGCCCTTCAGATTCGTCGGTACTCTCCCCCCCTGATCACTGGATGAACATCGACCAGTTCCGCGCTTACATACCTCAGGGATGGAGCCGTGCCACTGTCTACAGCAAGACCGGCAAAGGTGAATTTCCTTTTCACAAACGCGGCAAAAAACTGATGTTTCTTAAAAGCGAGATCGACACCTGGCTCCGCCAGGGGAAACGCAAATCTTCCACTGAGGCCCGGAGTGAAGCTGAAAAACTAATCAAGGACAAAGCATAATGGCCCACACTTACGACACCTATCGAGTAATAATTTTATTCTTATAAACCATGGGAACAGTTATTTCAAATCTTAAAGCGCGCTTCGGAGTTGATACATCCGACTTCAAAAAGGGATTAAAAGAAGGTGATAAGGCCCTCGATGATTTCCAGGGTGCAGCCGGCGCGAAACTCGATGAATTTGCCTCCATGTTCGGGGTAAACATGGGAGCTGTCAATGATGCCATTGGCACTGCTTTTAAATCACTTAATTTCATGGGTACGAGCCTGGGAGGTGTTGCAGCCGGCGGGAAAAAGGCTTCTATTGCCATGAATCTTTTTAAGACGGCTCTTATAGGAACCGGAATTGGTGCCATTGTCGTTGCCCTGGGATCCCTTATAACATATTTCCAGAAATCCGGAGAGGGTGCAGACAAATTCGCGAAGATCCTCGCTCAGGTAAAATCTGTTTTTAATAATGTCATTGAGAGGTTGGTGCAGTTTGGTGCCGGACTGGCAGATATTTTTTCAGGGAACGTTAAAGAGGGACTCAGTAAGATCGGAGACGCCTTCAAGGGCATTGGTAAAGAGATTAAAGAAGACTGGACGGCCAGCGGGAAACTTGCTGATGAGTGGAATGAACTTGAAGACATCGAAACCGCTTTACTGCTAACAACCGAGGAAAGACGGCAAAAAATTGCGGAGCTCAGGGAAGAAGCAGCCAGGGAAGGGATCACACAAAGAGAAAAGCTCGCACTTCTTCAGGAGGCAGAGGATCTTACAAAGAAAATGTACGCGGACCAGGTTGCACTGGAGCAGAAGCGATTGGAGTTAATGTCAAAGGAAGAGAGCCTGAAGGCAAATGATCTGTCGGCAGAGCAAATTAAAAACGAGAATGAAGCGATCAAACTGTTAAAGGAAAAGCTGGGGTTACAGGGCAAGGATGTCACTGATGAAAAGCTCAGGGAACTCACAGAACAATTAACAAAAGTAAATCAACTCTACTCCTCCCAGGCAAATGAAATAAGAGCACTTGAGCGGGTAAAAAAATCTGCAGCCGAAGCTGTAAGAGAGGAAATTGAGCTCGAGAAAATGAAAGCTGAGCAGATTGGTATTACTCGAGTTGCCACTGATAACATTCGGATGCCTGATCTCAGTCAGTTATCTGCAAATATCCTTGTTCCCTTCCAGGCTGTTCAGAAAGCCATGGAGGGATTAAAGGACACCATGAAAGATGTTACATCCATATATACCGAGGCATTCACAAATATTGTAGTCGGGTTCTCTGCAATGGTTGGAAACCTATCGGCCGGCGGCGAAGGGATGCGCGGCTGGGGAACACAGCTCGTGGGCAATACATTTGGTGATATGCTGATTAACCTTGGTAAGGTTGCTATAGCAGCTGGGGTCGGCATTGAGGCAATAAAGTCCGCCTTTGCATCGCTCGGGGGCGTCGGCGCCATAGTGGCCGGCGGGATGCTGATCGCTCTCGGCTCCGCCATAAAGGCAACCATCTCTGCAACATTCGCGGCATCGCCCGCGAGCGCGACAACCGATGCCGGCAGTAAATACACTTACGATACCCGGGGCTCCACGCCCCAGACATTCAAGATCTCGGGGCAGGTTGAAGTTGTGGCCCGGGGCCCCGACCTGGTTGGTGTTCTTGATCTTGAGAATCTTCGTAAAGATATCAGCACTTAAATCATTTGATATTTATGAACAAAGAATTTTTTACCGGTCTTCTTTCGTTGGCAATAGGTTATATTCTGGCTCTTGGAAGCATAGCATTTTTCATTCTCGTTATGTGGAACCTTGTTGTTTCCCGGATCGGAGGTCCCAGGATCAATATTATCGATGCAATTTTTTTATATGGGTTATTCAGGCTTTTCCACCATAACTGGATAACTACATTCAATCAATACATTCAGTCAGTAAAAAAGAAAGACTAATCATGAACCAGGCTGTTAAAAATATTCAAACCCCGCCCCGCCCCGGGTGGATCCGGGTGAAGTTCCTGAAGCTTCACTGGAAATTTGCTTATCTCGAAGGCGACGTAACATTTCTAAGCCCCGAGAAGGCAGCCCTGCTTTCCAGGACACAGGATCCTGAAGGCTTGCTGGTTGAACCCTTTGTAAAGATCCTGCCTGAAGACTGGAAGGAGCCGGCTGGCGAAACAAAACCCGCTATCCCGGAATCAGATTATATCCATGTCATCTGGCAGAAGTTCCATTCCAAATATGCTTATAAGCCCGGGGACCATGGGATAGTCGCACCTGATAAGATTATGGGGCTTATTGAAGAGGGGTTTGTCCTGGTTGACAAGAAACACAATTCAAACATACTTCAGAAAATAAAGTCATTCACTAAAAAAAGATAACTGCAATGGACGAAAGGAAACATTTTAAGCTTGGAGCTGTCCGGGCCATACCGAAGGGAGCTGAAGAGAGCCGTATAATACCGTTTATTCTCTCAACCTGGTCAAAGGACCGGCACGGTACAGTGCTGAACCAGGATAACTGGAAGCTCGACAATTACCGGAAAAATCCGATTGTCGCCTATCAGCATAATCTCTCAGGCGGATTGTGCACGGATCCAAACCCTGATTACGTAATCGGTAAGTCGCTATCTATTGATATTGAAAGCATCGGAAGCTCAAAGCGACTGGTCGCAGACGTTGAATTTGAGCCGGCTGCCCTGAATCCCCTGGCAGAAAAGATCTTCCGGAAGGTGCTCTTTGGATCCCTTTCCCGGACGTCGGTCGGCTTCCTGGAAGTGGGTCACGGCAAATATGGTGAAGGCGACGAGGCCCTGGGGAGGGAAAACGAGACTTACTATTTTGCCGGCCAGGAGCTGCTCGAGTGTTCTATTGTTAATATTCCTTCAAACGCCGACGCTGGGAAAAGAGATCTGCAGAAACGACTGAGGGAGGAAGCCTATGGCGCCATTATGTACGCCTTCAAAGAGCTGGGAGGTAAGTTCAAACTCAGCCAACTGGAAAACATGAGGGTCTGCGATATACTCGACGCGCTTGACGGTAAGGAAGTTCTGCTGGGTAAAATGACTATCGATAAAGCAACCAGGATCCTTACCGGTCCGCAAAACACTGACAACCGCGAATGGAGAATGCAGTTTGTGGAGGCTCAAAAATTCATGAGTGACCTGGAGGAAAAGAAAAGGAAAAATTTGAATTAAATATAACTTATTAATAATCAATGAAATGAAAAATTCACTATTGTTTCGCGAAGCCATTAAGGCAATACTGGCAAAGAAGATCCCGAGCTCCGACGTGCTCCTGGAGCTTCAAAGAAATGAAGAGATAATGAAAAAAATAGTAGGACAGGTCACCAAGGATCAGTTTGTTTTGTTATCTGAAAGAGCTGTAATGACAGCCGGTTCATCAGGACTGATTGCCACAGATATCGGTTTTGAGGCAACCTCCCAGGATGAAATGGCCACTGTCAGAAAAGCAGGTGCACTGTTTATCACCGGAAGGGATGATCTCAAGGTCCCGCAATTTGGATTAAATTCCTTTGCTTTCACGGCCGAAAACTCTAATGCGCCCGATGCGCCCGATGTTGACGATATAGCTTTCGGGCCAAGCAGGATCGCTGGTTATAAAGATGTATCCGCGTTGTTCTATCTTAACGGCAATGAAGAGATGGCTGACCTCAATCTGAGAAAAGCTCTCACGTTCCTGGATATGACACTCGATGCCGCTGTTTTCGGGGTGCAGGCCCGTTCAACTACGATACCTCAGGGTATGGGTTACAAGATCACCACGGGCCAGACGACAAAGGGAGTGGCCGTCGTGCCGACCTGGTCTACGATCTTAACACTCGAAGGGACTGTAGCAGCTGCAAAGGCTCTCAGGGGAAAGCTTGCATACGTCACCTCTCCTGCAGGAGCGAAGATCCTGAAAGAGACTTACCGCGACACCGGGACAACTCACTTTATCCTTGAAAATAACCTCATTAATGGCTATCCCTGCTTTATTTGTGACCAGGTCTCTGATGCTGCAGGATCTGATGATCCGGCTGTAGGGAGCCTCCTGGTCTTCGGGGCGTGGCAGGATATTGCAGTCCGTGACTATGGTTTGATTATAACGGTTGACCGTTACTCTCAGGCCATAGCTAACAAGGTCCGTTTAATTTATAACTGGATCGTGGATGTTCGCGGCCTGAGGGGCGAAAGTTCAACCGGCACGACTGATGCGTATGAATACGCAAACTCCTTTGCCTCTGTAGCTATTAAGGCAGCCAGTTAAGTTCTTTCTGTGGTACTCAATATATTGAGTGGTTTCATTTTTTGTTTGAATGGCGCCGGTCCATGGGAGTAAAACCGGCGCCTTTTAAAAAGCTTTCAGAATGGATGAAAAAGACAATATAAAAGTGATTAACCTCAGTACCTGGGAGGCCGACACGCTTAACAAAAACCTGCAGTATCTCATTAACCAGCAGTTAAGCAAACCGGAAGTATTTAAGCAGATCCCGGAAGAGAACCTGAAGGATCTGTCCTGGCTGATGACATGGAGGACATTAACGTTTAAGTAACAGATATGCTTAGCCGTGTAATAATACAGGACAAAGAATACTACTCCATACAGAAGTTCATGGAGCTGTACGGCTTGAAATCCCGCACCAGCATATATGTCTGGATCCAGGAGGGCAAAGCAGAAAAGAAAAAGATTGGTACAAATTCATTCTTCAGAAAGACATAATTTTTTTATCCTGAATATGAACAATATGTAAACTGATGAAAAAAGAACAGTACAGAATAAACTGGTTTGAGCAGATAAAAAACTTCTATGTCTGGGTGTTTGCAAACCAGGACAAAGCTATAAACCCATCACATTTAAGCCTTTATAACTTCCTTCTGTATGAAAATAACAAGTATGGCTGGGCTGAATGGTTCCGCCTTCCGTATGAACAGGGCCTGGCAGGAAGCCGGATCGGATCCAGGAATACTTATTACAAATGCCTTGAAGATCTTCTCTCCTGGGGGCTTATTGATTATAAGAAAGGAATCAACTATTACAAGGCTCCATTAATTAAAATATACTTGCTCAAAATTGAGCAGGTAACTGAGCAGGTAACTGAGCAGGTAACTGAGCAGGTAACTGAGCAGGTAACTGAGCACATATATATAACTAATAACTATAAACATATAACTAATAACAATAATAAGATTAATCTCGATTTTGTTGAAAGAGATTTTTTAAAGATCTGGGAGAAATGGATCGACTACCGGAAGAAAATTAAAAAGCCGTTTAAAACCCAGAACGGAATAGAAAAAAAGTACAATGAACTTAAAGAGCTTTCCGGGGGGCGGCCCGAACTTGCTGACAAAATTGTCCAGCAGAGCATCGATAATGAATGGCAGGGGTTATTTCCTCTTAAGGCAAAAGGCAAACCCGACAGGCTGACAGAAAAGCAAAGGGATTACTCACAGGATAAGAATTTCTGAAATGGAAAGAGAATACTTTCTGGACCTTATTAAGCCAAAACCCTACCTGATCTTCCGTGACTATAAGTTCAAGGCGCGGCTGGATTCTTTTATGGTAATAGCTAAGACGCTCTGTCCGGATTTTAGTATCACAGATGAGAACCGCGAAATTTATGAGGAAACAGTTAAATACTTTGCAGCTGATCAGTCCTGTAAGTATAGCCTTAACAAAGGACTTTTTGTTTATGGATCCATAGGCGTCGGGAAATCTTTATACTTTAAAATCTTCCACGCATTGAATATGGCATCAGAAACCCGCAATGATTTTAAGGCCCTTACAATTAACAACCTGATCGACGGGATAACAAGTATGGGAAATGAATACTGGAATAAGAGCGGGACCACATCCGGGGAATTTGAGTCATTTCGCCGCTGCAGCTATAGCAATTCCAAACATCTTTTTCTCGATGACCTGGGACAGTCTTCCAGAACGGCGCATTTTTACGGAGACTCTATTGACGTTGTAATCGCATTCATTTCAAGACGTTACAATGAATATACTGATAATAATGTTCTTACTCACTTTTCAACCAACCTGGAGCCGGATGAGATCCGGGCAGAGTATGGAGAATTTATTGCAAGCCGGTTGCGGCAAATGTGTACGCCGGTCCGCTTTGCCGGTACCGATAAACGAAAATAAAACTTAAAGCATTGATACAATGAAAATTAACGAAATGATTTTAAAGAATGAAGAGCTTGCATCCTGTATGCAGCTTTATGCTGATCAGATCCACAGGCTCGAGAAGCTGATAGAGTTAACTGAACAGACAATCCCGGATCAACCTGGTGGATCCCTGGCAGGTCCTCTGAGAAGACAGCTGAAAAAACATAAAGAGCACTTTACTTTCCTGAATGATGCGTATGATCAGCGCGCTCATGATAACAGGGACAAAAATACAAAAGCATTCATTTCTGAAACAGTGGAAGGGATCACTGAGATAGGGATTACATTCAGCCGGCTCGCTCTTAAATGAAGGAAAACACTCCCATAAACGAAGCTATTGAAGACTTCCTGGAGTCCGTTGATAAGGCGGAATCAACTAAGACACTCTACCGGCGGACACTTTCGTACTGGATTAAATGGAGCACCCGCAATGATGCAGTACTCGAGCCGAAAGCGAGCCATGCCATATTTTACCGCGACCATTTACGGACCAGAGGACTCTCACCGGCCAGCATCGATAACTACATGGCCAGTGTCCGGGCCCTGTTCGCCTGGCTTGTAAAGCATGATTACTACAATGTTAACATAACTGCTGAGATTAAGAAAGAAAAATCCCGGGACCGGGTGTATATTAAGCAATGCCTGACTCTTGACCAGGTTGAGCAGCTGCTCGTAAGCACGGGCGGAATGTCTGCCATTGAAAAGAGAAATATGGCAATCATTAAGATCATGATACTTACCGGGCTCAGGTGCGTGGAGATCCATCGGCTTAATTGCGGGGATCTCCGACAGTCAACTGAAGGATCCTTCCTGCAGGTATGGCGCAAAGGTGAGAGAGAGGCCGGGGGTGTATTGCGGATGCCTGATGAAGTTGTTCAATCTATAAATGATTACCTGCTTTCCCGAAATGATGAGGTAAACCTGCAGGCTCCCATGTTTGTCTGTCATGGTCCCAGGAGCCGGGATAGCAGACTGCAGACAGTGTTCATCTCTAAGATGATTAAGGCGCACCTTAGGAAGATCGGACTGGACAGCCGGGAATATTCAGCGCACTCCCTCAGGCATACAGCTGCCAGCCTGGCCCGCCTGGCAGGAGCAGAGCTGTATGAGATACAATTCATGCTTGGTCAGAAAGATGTTAATCAGACTGAGAGATACCTGAGAAGTTTGGGACGGGCAATCGGAAATGAAGGATCAGCAATTTGTAAGATTGAAAAATTTCTTAAAAAAACCAGAGAAAAGAAATGAAATTCTGTAAATTCTTAAAGCCGTTCAGTTCTAATGTTCATAAACATAAGGTTTATAAGCATTACGTATAAATACTTATATTGTCAGGTGGTATAAATACTTAGTTTGTCTTAGATAGTGAAGGGTATGTTTTTAAAAATCAGTCATATACCAGGGGGGGTAAAATATCTACAGCTTTTCGACTGGCGACCGTTAGCCTAAGTTTCGTGCGCCTCTGTCAAAATTCAGGGAGGGGTTTTAAGGATAGATCAGTATTCTAAGAGAGAATTTTTAACATAATAACTAAACTCATGACAACAAAAACCAAAAATTCAACTGCAGCTGAAGTAAAGAAATTTGATTACAAGGAAATCAAGACTTTTGAAGATGCCTGTAAAAATCTGGGTATAGATTCTGCAAAGCTTCCGGATCTTAATGGGATCCCGGAGAAGTTTCACAAACCGATTATTGCCGGTTATAAGCTGATGATAGTTTACGAGGCCATAAATAATGAATGGCGCCCGGACTGGAGCAACCATAACCAGTATAAATATTATCCCTGGTTCAGGGTTTTGTCTTCCGGGTTCGGTTTTTCGCATTCGTATTACCTCTGCGGTGGCACGATTACGATCGTCGGTTCGCGCCTTTGCACCGATACGAGTGACAAGGCACTGTATATAGCCGAACAATTCAGGGACCTTTACCAGGATCACCTTCTGTATTCAGAATAAAACACCAGGATTGTATCAGGCACCGGACCGGATCCTGAT